GAAGAGGTGAAGGTACCTCTGTGATCGGGTAGCTGAGAGCTATATTCGGTGAAGACGAAGTCTTCTCCTAATCATGTCCGTTCCTTCAAACCTTGGTTCAAAGGAATCCGACACTCTTAGTGAAGATCCGAGGGTCAGCCGGTTAAGGCCAGCCGTACTTCTCATAGCGTTCTCTATAATTCCCAAGTCTATCCCAGCACAAAGCGTGGGTACAGTCTTGAATAGATTCAATGGTCTTGCCGTCCTAAGGTCAAGGTTCTTTACGAACTTGGCGTAGGAAGAAAACTTATTGAACCTATAACAGAGCTGATGGACTCGGCGGCGAAGCATCGCCTCCGATTGCTCTGTTTCTACCCCTTCGAGGGTTGAGCTATCTGCGGTGGGAAGACCGTATGTTCTTGCAACGGACTTCTCAACCATAAAGACTCTCTCTGAGATCTGACGAGGTTTCGTCTTTCTTTCAAGGAGAGCCAGATAGACCAACTTTTCGTGGACCGTTGGAACGTAGTTCGCTTCAAACTCAGTCGAGAGACCCCCATGGGTCTCTGGAATGTGCAAGGAACGAACCGTGCTCTTCAGCTGCTCCGAACAATAGTGACGGATCATCCTCTTGGAGAATCCAGCACGAATTGCAGGAGCACAGGTGAGCGACTCATCAATCTTACGAGAGACGAGTTTAAACTTACCAGCTGAAGAACGGGTCAAGGATCCTGACCCTTCCGAATCAAGAAAGAGTTGGCTGTCGATGGAGGCGAACTGTTTACTAAAATAGTTCTTTCCCATCGAGAGCTTGAGTCCCAAGATTGGTGCCAAGCGGCTCCAAGATCGGAACTCACCCTCCTTCATTGCTACGAGAAGGTCATCACCGTGAATTAGGCCGTCACAATCATCCAGTGATTGGGACTTTGCCCGACAAACGGTGAATGCGTTCACGATGCAAAGAATCGGAAAGGAAAGGAGAGATCCCATGAGTTGACCGTTTGCCTGTCGAACAGGGGGGAGATTCGCACTAGGTGGATATTCCACTATGTGTTCACCCCCCTCGAATTCGATCCAGTCTGCCAATTGGGTCAGTCCTCTCTCGCGGAAGCGAGAACTGAGTGACCGAATAACAGCCTGACTGACAAACCAATTCAACTCATCAGTTGCCGCACTATAATCACCCGAAAGCCACTTCTGATCTTTTGATCTTCTGGGTAGAAGATCATCATAATCAGGCGTGAAACAAGGCTTGAAACATTTCCATCTTTTGAGACACTCCAACATTGAAAGTTGAAGTGGCTTCAGACAGTAAGTTTCGGCCTCCGGACAAGTGATAATTCGAGCCTTAAGCGCTTCAACAACGCAAGAGGCGCGAACTTTCGCAGTCCGTGACGGGGGATTCGTGTTCATCCTCAGTCCGAGCTGTGATCCTGGAAATCTACAGATTTCCTGGAACCAGGTCGGACTGTGGGTGTTCACCCGTTTCTGATAGGTCGTTAAGGCCTCAGAAACAATAGTGTGGAGAGCTCGATACCGGGGGTAAGTCCACTCCTGTTTCCAAAGGTAATCAGAATAGTAGAAACCATGATACTGATCAGTATGTGGTAGGTCGATGTTCAGTTTCCTGACATGACCATCTACTCGAGTCCAGGGGGCTTTTGTCTCCTGGACTGGTTCTTCTGATAATCTCTCAAAGAACGAGAGAGCCTTTGGAACGGTGACAAGGGATTCTTGGGGCAGGTCGAACATATATGTTGGACTCATCCTTCGCAAGAATGCGAGGGGCTCCTGGAAATCGACAGTAGAGTGAGATGCTCTATGGTCTATTCCCTTATTCGTGGTTAATATCAAAAACTTTGATGTAAACCTACGACCCTTGTCACGAAGATCTGCCATTGGGACGATGTAGTCACACTCTGAAGAGAGTAACATCATCTCTTTCGTTGTTTCTTCCAATTGTTTTTCAATGGAAGTAGCTCCGAAATCATCGATTACCGTAATAAGTTGATTACGATAACCATCCCAATGTCTGGAGTGAGCACTTCGGAAGTATGTCCAGTCTCTGAAGGATTCTTCATTGACATTCATATATCCGAAGGCCTTACCTATGTGCTGACAGATCCGGCGCACCGAAAAGGACTTTCCAGTCCCAGGTGCACCCTGGAGATGCAACACAACGGGATCGATCCTCAACTGTGGATCATCCTTGATGAACGTTGACGGTGTAATCCTATCCTTCAGTTCACCTCTGGTTCCACCGCTACTTCGGGTGGTCATCAGGGTGGCATGTTGGTTGGGAATACGGGTCCGGTCTTTGTACAGTTCAACAGTTCCCTGGATAAAGGGTTCTATGAACTGTTCAAATTCCTCGAGGAGGTCCGCACGGATATGTCCGGGTGAGATGGACATAGACTTACGGTGCTTTTCATAAGCATCCTGTCTAAATTCCGTGGGGACGGGGTTTGAGAGGGACTTACACTGAAGAAGACCCCAAAGGGCCTTCAATTTCCTTGTTACTCTCTCAGATGGGGACTGTAGTCGAGTCCGAATGTGTTGCTTATCAAAGTTACTTTGAAAAAGGTTCACAATCGGAACCCGAGCCTGTTCTGGTACGTTGGGTATTTCCTGTGATGTTAAAACAGAAAAATTCCAACAAAGAATTCCCTTAAAGATCTTTGGGAGTTCTACCAGGGGAATCTGCTTAAGATGTTCTTTAAGCAAGAGAGTTCCCTCGGGGTATCGACCGAATTGACGGTGATACCAGACCGAGAGACACTTTGAGAAGCCTTCGATTTGAATCTTAGACATCTCATCTTCCTTGAGGACAGAAGATTTCCTAGCACTTCTTCGGGGTCCAGAGGACACAACCCTGCCTGGGTTGGAATTATTCCTCCGGTCATCCGAGGCTTTGGCATTACTGCTGAAAGCAAGAAGTTTACAGGTAAGGGGCTGCTAACCCAGTACCCGGGAAAAGATTCTCTAAA